ATACTACAACAGGAAGTGCCCAATTATAATTTGTCAAAATAATATTATACATAATTCGCCCTAAATACCTATTACGTATAATAATTGAATACTACAAAGTAAGTAAATCGTTTTCTGAAGTAAATGTTGACCCAAAATTATCACCAAGCTCTGTGTATATATCAGGTACTTTGATTTCTTTGTTTGTTGTTAAAAAAATATTGGTTTTTTCAGAAAACTTATTACACGGTATTTTATGTCTATCGCACCATAAAACCGATTTTTGGATGTTGTTTTTTTTTAATGTTTCTATTTTTTCATCTTTATTTTTGTTTTTTAAAATATTAATGAGTAAATCTAAAGCTTCTATTTGCTGTTGACCTGATATGATATTCATATCGTCTATTTTCATCTTGTAATAATATGGTATATCATAATCTAATATAGATACAATGCTTTTTTCATCTAATTTTTTAAGAAAAACCAATAATCTAAAATAATTTAACTTCAAGTTAACATCCTTTTCCTTCTTTTTAAAATGTTTACAAACTATATACTTATCAAACGACGTTACATTCGTAGTATTTGGTTTTAAAACAAAGACTCTTTCATATAAGGATGATAAAACATACAAAATATCCACAACCGGTTTATAAAAAACATCGTTAATTTTAATTATACAACTACCTTCTGAAGCTTGGTTTCTTAATACAATCATCAAAATTTCTATTAAGGAAACTATATATTCATTTATATTACATTTTCTTGTTTCAAAAAATATAAAATTGAATTTCGTTTCACCAATGAATTTAATAGTTTCGTCGGTTATTTTATCATAACACATTATTTCATCATTATAATTTTCTCGCATCATTTCAAAACATTCTATGGTATCGCTATTGTTATATGACAAATGTAGTGTTTTTATTGTTTGATTTTTATATTTTTCAAAAATATTCAAAATTGTAGATACTTCTAAAAAATCATAAAATAAATTAGTTTTGGGTTTCAGTTTACTAACTGAAAATTTAGAACCAGGGACTTTTGAAAAAATATATTCATATGGGTTTACAATTTTCACTAATTCATCGTAATGTATAACTTCATCGTGAGCATTTTTACAAATATGTTTAATTTGTTTACGTGTTTCATTATAATATTTTAATAGGCTATGTGATAAATATGGTTTATGTTTGTAATTGTTATTACTATTATCTATTGGATTTACAATAATTGTATTATTAATTTTTGGTAACATATAATAATTCATTCGTTTACTATTATATATTATAAATTTTATTTAAGTTTGTTAACGAGTTTATACATATACATTAGTCTTATAGATTATAAAGCAAATGTACATTATTCATCATCATCATCATCTTCTATAACTATTTTTGTTACAGGTTGCGTATTTACATTGGTTTTCTTTGGTTTTTTTACAGTTTCACTTGGCTCGTCATTTGCTTCGGTTGCGGCAATTAATAATAATTTTTTACTGAGTTTTCTCACTTTTGGTTTTAATTTTTTTACTTCTTCTTTGGCTACATTTTGCGCGTGTTTTGTATCTTCGGCATTTCTTAATATAGCCGTTTCTTGATATTCACCTAATTCCAGTTCTACATTTTCTGTATTTACTGTTCTAATTTTCTTATAAACAAAATATCTATTCAAGAATGAAATTTTCTTTTCAGATGCCGTCATAAATGGCGCTTGGTCATAGTCTTTAGCCTTAAATTTATTTTTGGTAATTTCATCCAACATATTTAAGAAGAGTTCACTAAACAACCCTGACCCTTCTGGAAGTCTTAAATCCTTAGCTTCTTCGCGACTAATAATTTCGAACCCATAAGCACTCATTACTCGATTGAAATAATCAAAATTCACTAAATATTCTGATATGGTTTGATTAATAGATTCTTGAAAAACATCAATCCTATAACCAATGGAGCTAGAATCATCGTCAAATGTATCTCCGCCGTAGCCCTTGGTAATTTCCCATATTTTTCTACCGTCTTCCACAATTTTAATTGACTCGCCTGTTTTGATTTTCTTCAATTCGTTGAATACTAATTTGCCATCATAACAAGTACCAATAAAGTAGCCGTTTTGTTTGGTACATTCTGCAATATTTTTCATAAAACCTTTTAATGTGTCAGGGTTCTCAAAGAAATAATGAACCGCAAATTGACACGATGATACATTAAATCCATCAACCCCTTTACCGTATTGTCTAGCTACACCTCTACCGATTTTATCCGCTTCTTTAGGCCCTTTTCCAAATACCGAGGCAGTTATTTGTTTTGCCTTATCATTTAACATTGCACTACCGTCTTTAATATTAAACGCACTATTTCCATTTACAAACAAAGCATAGGGGACATTTTTATTTGTTTTTCTCATATTTAGGAACCTAGCACACGCACCGTCTAGACGATTTTCTAGGTTATCTGGTGAAATATCTATCCCAAAGACAAACGATAACTTTGCACTAATCCACTTGGGTAAGTCGCCAGCTTTACCGCACGCAAAATCAACTAATGTATCTCCTTGTTTACATGCGCTAACAATAAGAGTTTTTTTCACATACAAATTGTGAAAATTTTTCATTGCTTCGGTCTTGAACTTTTTTCCTACTGACGTGTTATAATAAATATCTTCACTTACCGATATAGTTGGAATGTTTAATCCAGTACATAACATATCTTCGGTAATTCTACCACTTGGATGAATAGACTTCCAATTTTCGTTACATACTTTATATGCGTTTCCATATTCTTTTTCTCCGCGCCTCATTTTAGCGGTTTTATCGTGTCTTACACGCAGTGGTATCCATTTCCAACCGTCTTCTTTATCCAAATCATAGCGAAACTCCACAATAGTGTTGTCTTCAAAGACCTCATTTTCTTCAGAAAACATTTTTTTACCACCTGAACCATCCATTCTTAACATTATATTACATATGCCTGCATTTGGGTCATAAGGTTCTGTCGGATAAAATCTCTTAGGGACGTAGTCATTGTCTTGTTTATCTTCATAACGCTGTGTGGGCTCGGGAACCCTATCATCAATTACGTCTTGGCAAGGGTTAATATAGCCATCCTTTGACTCTTTAAAACCGCATCTAAGTTCAATAGTTTTATAATCATTATATTGTACAGATACTTCATTATTAATACCATCTTCGTAATATGATTTAATAACGTCATCGCCATTTGGGCCTTTCAGTGTGGTAATTAAGAAATCAATAGTATTATATTGTGGCGGTTTCCATTTAAATGAGTATTCCCAGGTTATTTTAGTTTTTGGCCCTACTTTTCCAATAGATGTTGCTCCTACTCCGTAAAACGCGTGTGTAAATATTAATCCATCAGTGGTATATTCAAAACGTCCTTCCCTTTCTTTTTGTAAAATTGTATTACACCCCTCAAATATCGTTTGCTTATTGGTATTTGGAAAGAATTCTTTTACAGAAAATCGAATGGGACACATAAATTCTTGTCCGGATTTGTATTTTTCAACCATATCTTTAATGGTTTTTTCTTCTTTTCTACTAGTATCCATTATAGATAGTGGTTTCAAATTATATTCAATATATTTTAATAATTGATATCTAGATTTATATATGTCTTTTTCATTCTCTAACAACATAAATGTATATGAGCGTACATCAGTATTTTTTACAAAATAAATATCAAACGCTGCATATAAGTTTATAAAATTGCCATTTTTATCGTGTGAAATTAATTCCCCGTCTAATATCGTGTTAAAACATTCTTTATTGATAGTTTTAGCTCCCGTAAATATGACATCCATATTGGTATTAATAAGATACATCTTTCCGTCACCCGAAATTACCATTAGATGGCGTTCACCGTCAGCCTTTTCCGTAACTACAAAATCTTTTCTAATATTTGGTTCATTGGAATTACTATCAAATGGTGCAATATTTTTTAATTGTAATGTAATTGAGTTAGGACCAATAAAATTTTTACTAGAAACGAACTTTTTAGGTTCATAATCTTCTTTCCAAATCATTTTCATATAAGATTCAATAATATGGTTTTGCTCGGGGTATGATATTGGATAATTCGTACCCTGTAATCCGCTCAACACATATTTGATAACTTTTCTTAGCGAATCAACAATGTTTCTAGGTGTATTAAATAACGTTGATGGTCCGATTAATTTATTATTCACTTCAATTTCAATTTCATATCCTTCTTGGTTATTAAATACATTTGATTCTTCCAGTGTATAAACACGAATCATTGGTCCTCGATTTTCACGACCAAATCTATCAGGGGCTCTATCGCCAAATTTGGTAATACTAATATCTACAATAAATGGGTGGTCCGGATGTGCAAATGAGACACGATTTATAAAACGGAATTCTTTTTTTGATTTTCGCCAGTTGTCCATTATATAATATTGAATTCCCTTATTCACCTTTTCTTCTGTTTGATATGAAACTCTGAAATTAAAATCGTCGAAATCAACTTGGCGAATTCTTTCTTTATTTATAATTCCTGATTTCTTGTGAATAAAATCTAAAGCCATTGGATTAGATGAGTATAATGATTTAATGTCATTACTTTTACAATATTCTTCAATGGTATGTAAACCTTTAATTTCTGTTCTAACATCGGATACCTTAAATCTACCTGTTGTGCTATCTAGAAATTCACATTGTATACGTAAATAATATTCACCAGCACTATCTCCTACAATTTTAAATCCCGAAGACTTGAGTTTTTTAATAACATTATCATAGTCGTTTCGGGTCAATGCTTTTATTCCTTTTGTACCAAATTTAACTTCTAATTCGTGATTTATTCCGGAAATATTATATGGAGTTGTGTTGTAGAATAAATTTACTAAACTATCAAAACGCTCTTGTGGTGGTCTAGTGTCTTTTATATTCTGTAGTGTTTCATTTTCATTGCCAAATATTTCTGCCGGCGAGATTTCAATACCAAAATTAGGATAATTTTTTCTTAATTCATCATTAAAATAGTCTGTATATTTACTATCTAGTTTACAATCACGTATTACATACTCCTTTGCTTCATATTTCTTTAATAGAGATATAAACTGTTCTTTGTTCAACAATTTTCCACCATTTGGCATTGGTACTTTTTCTCTAGTCATTTCATCAATAATATTAGATAGCTGCAGTTTTATATGTAGCATCCTTTGTTTCTTTTCTTCCTGTTCCTTTGGATTAATTTCGGTTATTTTTTCTTCTGTATTATTTACAGATTCCATTTTACCTTCTGTTTGTCCTTCTGTGTTTCCCTTTGTTTTTACTTCTAAACTAGAAATGTTTGTTTTAATAGCATCCATTGTTATATATATAATTAGACATATTTTTAAATTATTGTTCATTTTTTTTTAAATCGAAAAATACTGAACGATAGATTCGTATAACTCATTTTTCGTTTTATTTTTACCGCTATTTTTACTATTTGTATTTGTATTTGTATTTGTATTTGTCTCTATAGACAATTTGTTACATATATCAATTAAATCTTGGACTTTATAAGAAGACGCTCCTTTAATTGGTTTAGCAATATTATCAATTTTATATAACGTACTTTTAATATTATTTAGTGTTTCATCCGTTGCTATTTCAAAGCCATATTTATTATAATATTTTGATTGTACTTGAACCTCGTGAACAATATAAACCACCTTCGTATCGTTCATTAACAATTCGTAATAGGTTTTTTTAGAAACATAAATAATATTTATATTTTCAACAGCACATAATGTTAAAAAAACTTTAGGGCTTAAATTATTATCATTTGCTAGATTGTTTTCTATATTTGATATAGTATCAAATTTATACATTTTAACAACATCTTTATTTTTTCTTATTGTAGTTACCAAGTCTATTTTTAATTGTTTTGCTACAAGCGCGTTCTTGTAATTGAGTGTTTCGTATTTGATGTCTCCGTTTTTAATAATATAATAACACCAAAAAAGACTGTCTTGCTGATTTGGAATATATAATGCGGAGTTCTTTACAATAGTTTCTTTTACCGCTATTTTTTCGTTTTTGGCACGACATATTTTTAATTTCAGTGCTTTTTGCATATTTGCGTCATTTAACATATAATATTGTAATTCGTCTAATACATCATTATATGATAACATCCTTACTTACTAAATACTATTTTGCTGTTATCTTTAATATCTTTTGAGAAATATGTATTTCTATAGTCTTCCTTTTGTTTTTCAATACTATTAAGTGTTAATTCTTGAGTGGTCACGTATTTAATATAACTACTCAATTCATCAATAATATCTTTGGACAAATCCGATAAATTGATATGAACCCCATATTTATTTTCATTCAATGTTACCGTTGAATGTTTGCTTAGTATTCGAAGTACTTCTATTTGGTTAAACTTATTCATATTTTCGATAGTTTCGCGTATATAATTTAGTTCGCTTACAGAAAAATGATTAATTTCATTAATTTCATTCGTAGAAACGTGAGATTCCATTTATAATAGTCTATATTTTTGTTTTTAAGTAATAATTATTTAACAAAAAAGAATAACAACCACTTAAAAGAATGGTTCAATGCTATAAATATTCTAATCATAATGGAAGATGGAATAGAAAATTTGTCATCATCTTTTTCTGAAAGAGTAACAAGAGAAATAAACAATGTTGATAAAACAATAGCGTCTCTTCCGGCAACGAATAATTTATATGTTTACATACCAAAAAACCAAGATACTATACCTACGAATAATACTATAATATCAAATTGTATATTATTCGATAATATAGAAAAAATAAAAAAATTACCGGAACATTCTAAACAAAATAATGGACAAATTGCCATATTTACAAAGGACATTACAGGTGCCTACAAATTTTCTAATCTTCAATAACCAATCTAGGTTTTACGGGTTGTTTTTGTGGTATATATTCTTTTTCTTTAACTAATTCCCCTATAATTGAAATATATTTATCGTTTAATTCAAAACGCTGTCCAATAACCCGGACCGTTATTTTATCACCCTCCTTGACTTCTGCAAAATGAGGCGCCGAATAATGGTGGTCTTTTGCAATAAATACTACGATGGGGGACGGAACCTCCGCATCGCTTTCCGCGCGTATTCCTGCTTTTGTTATATTTTTAGCTACACATGTTATCAACATACCTTCAACTGGAAAGCAAACATCACATTCAAACACTACATCAAATAAAACGCTATTACCACGTTGAATAATTCCACTTGAATATGAAATAATTTTTGACGAGTTAGGTTTGATATATCCCTCTACAACACATTTTCCTTCAAAATTTGCCTTAATGTTTTCTTCAATATTTTCTTTTAAATTTTTACCAATTGTAGTAATAGGCAATACTATTTTTCTAGTGATTAAACATCTAGAGTAAACAGTTTGAAATCTTGTTTCTTTTCTTTTTTTTTGTTGTGTAGGTTTAGATACTGCTTCCATTATATATTATACATATTATCTTTTAACTATTTTTAAAATCAATTATTTTTTATTTTACAAACTAGTAAAATAAAAATATTATGCAAACACCGAATAAATTTTATACCATAATGCCATTTCCGGGGTCAAAAACCATTTTTTGTTGTCCTTTTGAATAGCATTAAAAAACCTGAGTATAAACTCTTGAAAAACGCACAATTCTGTATGACCAACTGCTTCACGAATAACAGTACCGTCTGCATCTTTTTTTGTCTTGGTATTTTCATTTGTATATTTTTCTTCACCAACAATTTCATTAATTTTGTGTATAGTTTTGTCTTTGCCTGATTCGTCACAACGCGCACCCGTATCTCTTGCAGAAGTCATCACCTTTGTTTTAAAAACTAAATATTTATTTTTTTTCTCATACCCAATAAAACCTATAATTTTATTATATTCGTTCGGGTTCATTGTCAATAGTTCTTTCACTTCTTTAGTAGTTGCTATTTCTCTTTGGTCTTCTGGTTCAGCCTCTACCCATTTATTGTTATCATTCAATATCATTATCATTCTTTTATTTAAATTGTACATAATAAATATAATAAAATTCTTAGTAGTAATACTATTTGTTTCAAAATATTCTTTTGCAAACCATTCTACAGAGCCTTCACTTATGGCTGTCAATGAATATAAATAATTCATAAGGGTTAGTTTGGGGTCAAACAAAAGCATTTCTATCATATGTGCTACTAAAAATTTTATTAGTAAATTATTATTTTTTGATAGAGGATATTCAATAGCCATTTTTCGCATAACAATACCACAATGTTTATACCAGTTATCATCCGCTCTAGGAACCTTGGGTTCTTTGGTATATTCACGGCAAGTGTTAAAATTTCTATTCATTTCATCAATAATACGTTTACCTTCATCAAACTCTGACGTATCATTTATATCTTTTGGTATATTGTTGTCAATATTTTTACCAATTTTTTTGCCAACATTTTTACCAATATTTTGTTTAATTTTAAAATTTATCACTTCGTGCTTATAATCGATTGGGACAGACCTATCAAAATTTGATGCATTTTTATCTCTCAATTCAACTGGTTGAAATAAATAATATTCGCCAATATTGATTAAATGCCCGTTTCTACCATATTTATCAACAATAAACTCATTCTCATCGTCAATTAATTGTGTTAGTGCGGAATATATTTGAACATAAGGATATTCTTTGGGTGTTCTAATGGCCTTTAATAGTACGTCTTTTTTATAAAAGAAACTTTCTTTCATTAACATTCTAATTCGTTGTAAAATTTTTTCAGAATTCATAATAATAAAACTTTCATTATAGGTGTCTTCATTTAAATCATTCTCGTCTATAGTGTTATCAGGTCTACAGTTATAATTACAATTGGCCATATAATCACACGCTGGCGAAAATGGCGCATCGCCAACTTTAAAATCATTTAAAACCTCACCAGTAGACAATTCTTGTGTAATTGTTTCTTTGACACTAGCACTCATAATTTCCTGTGTAAAGTTGGTTTGGTCGTGATTAATAATACAATCTACTGCGGTTTCTTTTAAAATCCGAGTTACTTTCCCTATTTGAACTGCTTTATATTCCGCAACACGGTATACATATAAATCGGCTGCTTCTTCTATATTCTTATCAAGAATAGTACCATACATAAAAATTTCAACATTGCGTTTTTCAAAAGGCAAATCTTTATGAGAAAAGTTGCGAACCCCACGCCCAATGATTTGTTCAATACGGTTCATATTATACCACGGTTCTAAAATATGTATTTGACGGATAAACTTAAAATCAATACCCTCTGAACCTGCTTTTGATATCAATACTACCTTCACTTTATTGCCATATTTATTATCATCATCTGTAGCCCCTTTTACCTCAAAGTCATTATTCGGAGAGAGACGCGTTTCCCCTGTAATCATAGCATACCGTGCAGGCATAAAATTTTTCTTCTCTATAGGTGCTTTCATAGTTCTAACATCAATAATTTCACTTGGCTTATTTTTAAATAATGGTTTCACACCTTCTCCATATCTAGTAAAACCCATTTCTTCTAATGCAAGAGCCATTGGTATTAAACCACTATCAATATACTGTGAATAAATCAATATGACACCCTCTGATACTTTGCCGCTTTCATTGTTTACAATTTTATCCAGTATACATTTAATTTTAGCACTGTATTTTCCAATTAGTTCGCGTGAAAATATTTTACCATAATTGTCTAAAGTTGATTTTTTGTATTCGAAATCGCCTTTTGCTGGCGGAGAACGTTCGTCTACATAATTCATCATTCTTTCTAACCCATTCTTACCTGTTAATTGATGAGGGTCGATTGAAAATCCGGTTCTTCTAATTGGGGTAAATGGTTCACTTCCTCCTTTATTAGCAACGGGTTCTTCCGCATCTTCTTCATCTAATGGGGCTGTTAGAATAGTTGCATCGTCATTTACGTTATCACTTTCTACATCATCGTCGTTTATTATAGATTCCGAAAAACTGGGCGAAAAATCTTCTGATAAATTTTCACCAGGTATTTCATCCAATATAGATTTTAATCCTGGTACTGGATAAGAAATAATGAGTGATTCTAGCGGTGTTTGTAATAACGTATATCCAAATGATTCCATATTTTCAAAAGTAGGCATATCTCTTACAACACCGGTTTTTGTAGTAATGGAAAATTTCTTATTTCTTAAATTATAAATAATATATTTATACACACAATATTGACAACTACCACAATTATTACATTCACCTATTTTTGTTAAATATAAACTTAATACTCGTTTTTTATCTTCGTGTTTTATTTTTTTAAGATTCATTTGGTAGGATGGATATTTAATTACCGGGAAAGTGTATGGTTTTGCGAATTCACTCGGATAAACTCTATATGGAAATGTATAGGGGTTCTCTCCACGAACAAAAGAAATATATCCCGTGGCTTTTCTCATCAACATTTCTTCACCATTTTTCTTGAAACCACCGTTTTTGTCAAAAATATCCTTTATTTCGACTCTACCTCTTCGGTCATTCGTATTCATCAAATTCAGTAACCATACAATTTCTTTATAAGTATTGTACATTGGGGTGGCAGATAAAAGCAATAATCGCATATTTTTCGCGGATTTAACCAGTAATTCTAAATTGATGGCCACCTTTTTATTCTCATTATCATCCGTTTTACGAATATTATGCACCTCATCTATAACAATTAAACGGTCATTAAATTCATTTTGCAATCGCTTAATAATTCTACTATTCAATTCAATTTTAACGTCTTTAAGCATTTGAATTTTTGTTTTTTCTTTTGTAGGTTTTTTACTAGATTTTGTATTGTCGCCTTTTTTATTTTCAAATTTCTTTTTGAAACCTTGTTTTTGAACTTCTTCTTCGTAATTCATAGTTTTTATTATATAATTGGCAAATTGCACATATCCGAGAAAAATGTAATAGGTGTTTATTAGGTTTTTTATTTGACTAATGACCTTTTCTTTGGTCATACCTTTCATACTCATTGGATTGATTTCTTTTATTAATTTGTTTCCCGTACACGAACGGATATTCCATAATCCATCTACTAAGGTAAGCTTTCTCTCGTCAAACAGCTGTAATTTAAAATTGTCTTGGACATTTTCGGATGCAACAATTATTATTCTTTTTGTGATACCCATTTGTTTCATATAATCGCGCATTTCTTCGCAGACGCCAATTGCACTGCAAGTGTTATGTGTTACTGTAAAATCACCCATTAAATATCTACAATTACCGTCTAAAGTAAAACCATAATAATCATCTTCTTTTAGATATTCTACTTTTATTCCAGTAACCAATACATCTTTATCCACCTTTGGAAAAGGTCCAAGGGACTGGCGTTGCGGAGCCAAATTGAGCGCTATGTTTTTTATTGGTATTTCTTCTAGACGATTGCCTGAAATATTTATTATATCACTATTTTTACCTGATTTATAACTATCAAACCCTAGACTTCTAGCTAAGTAAATAACGTCGTCTACAAGTGTTTCGTTTTTATTTATAAATACAAATCCAATATATTTATTATCTAAACATCCATATCTATCTAATAATCCAGCCAATAGTTTTAATCTATTTTCTCTAGAATTGCATTTATAAAGTAAAGGAATTTTATCTGTTAACGTATTTCCGATAAGGTACGGGTCCATTGGTAATTCTTTTTCAGGAAAATCTACAGGAAGTTTATATCCTTTTAACAAGGCCTTTGTTTGTTCGGATAATTCCAAATAGTCCTTGACTGAAATTTCTATAATATTATCATTTGTGGTGTAATTATTTAGACCTTTATAGTTTTCTGATGCACGTAAACATAAAATATGTTCTTGATTTACTGTATATTTTTCACCCTTTATAGGTATAATGTTGTACATTTTATCCTTACCTCTTGCTAAAGATAGTACCCTTCGAGGTCTAGAATCATCGCCCATCAATAATTCACCCTCTTTTATATTTTCTATTAATTTTACAGTTCCATCTGACATTAAAATTGGTGTACCTTTAGCGTGACATTTCCCCGTACCTAATCCATGGTACAGCAATAAGCTACTATAAGGTGTCTGAAACGACATAAAATTTTTAACAAAAGCTTGGTGCGGTTGTAATTCAAAATCGGCTTTCGCTAAAATATCCGCTTGTTCTTTGATATTTGCGTGAATAGTCCCATCATATTTGGTATCATTGAATTCTTTTTTACTCGCAATTTTAATATTAAATTCGGTGTCATTTAAATTCGGATACAAATAAGGGGTTTCTTCTGAATGCTCAGATAAATAATCTCTTTCTGCCAATTCTTTTTTCAATAAAAACTTGTTACATTCAGGTGAATAATAGTTTTCATCATTACAATTTATTTGTTCAAAATCTTTTTTTAAATGAATACTGGTTACTTCAGGAACAATTTCTTCTTTTATAGTTTTTTCGCTAATTACAGAAGACTTTGTTAACTCTTCACTGGTAGGTTCAACTACAAAGGGTTCGCTACCTTCGCTAGTTTCGGAGTTATCTAGTGTTGGTTTATTTTCTTGATTTCTTTTAATTTCTTCTGTTTCTTGATTTTCTATCATAATTCTTATTATATATTATGAATATAATCTATATTCCATTAATACTTTATTAATATTTGTTATTAAACTTTTTTTTTCTAAATTATATGGTCTGATACATTCTAAACATTCATCAAGTGTCTTCCATTGTAATTTGCTTACCTCTGTTACCTGAAAATTAGTTAATGGTTCATCGTTTTCACTCATATACGCCAAAAAATATTTGTGCTTGTATGACTTGTGATTTGTTCCTATAAATATTTCTTCAAATGGTAATACATTTTCTACAATTGTGATTTTAGAAGACAAAATACCTGTTTCTTCTTTGAATTCTCTTAAAGCGCACTCCAAATCTTTTTCTTTATAATTACGACGACCTTTGGGAAATTCCCATTCTGTTTCCTCCCAATTAGTACTAGTTTTATCAAGAATATCTTTTAAAGTTATTAATTCATTATTTATTACAACCCCTTCTCTTATAGTATCTAATTTTTTAGAAGAGGTTATCTCTTCATTCTTATATTGTGAATTTGTAGTTTCGCCCCACATATCATTCCATAAATCAATAAATGGCTCTGTCAATATTCGTTTTTTTTCCGATACGGACATTTCATTTACAATATTTTGTATTTGATAAATATTATAAGGCGAATATTTACCTCTAATAAAATCAATATATCCAAAACTATCTTTTCGTCGTAACATTAAAAATTGTAACCCGTTTTCACTTGTTCTAAACACAATAATTCCATAACTGGTTATAGGGAGTTTACATTGATGAAATGAATGGCCTTGTTTGCCGCAATTATTACATATATTTGTAGTCTTAATCATACGCTATGGTATTTATACAGAAATGTTTAAACCTTAATTTTATTGTATTATTTCCAAGAGTTTAATAATTAATATTTTTATAACTGAAAATATTATGCCTAATGCAACAGTTTATCTAGACCCAAAAGTATGGGGGCCACATTATTGGTTCTTTTTACATACATTAGCAATGACTTATCCACATCATCCAAATGCGGTTACAAAAAAGAAATATTATGAATTTATCCAAAATCTACCATTGTTTCTTCCAGTGGAGGAAATTTCAGGCGAATTTAGTAAATTAATTGATAAATATCCGATTACTCCGTATTTAGATAATCGCGACTCTTTTGTTCGTTGGATGCATTTCATTCATAATAAGATAAATGAAAAATTAGAAAAACCACAAATAAGTTTAAATGATTTCTTTGTGAAATACTATGACGAATATAAGACCGGGGATGAAAAACAAACACAATATTATAAAATAAGAGAGAAAGTAATATATTTTGGAATATTAGTGGGGATTGTAGGGACAATATATTATTTGTACGATAAATAAAATTATAGCTATAATATATAATAATTATAAACTCTATGACAAATAAAGACCAAAAAAATAAAAAAAACAATAAATCTCATAAATCTCATAAATTCAACAATAAAGGTGGAAAAGTATTGTCATCGGGTGGGTTTGGATGTGTATTTGAACCCGCGTTAAAATGTCAAGGCGCAAAACACCGAGATACAAACAAAATTTCAAAATTAATGACGGAAAAACACGCTATAGCAGAATACAAAGAAATCAATTTATTTAAAGACAAATTAGACACTATAAAAAATTATAAAGACTATTTTTTATTATACGATGTTACAATGTGTAAACCAAGCAAACTAACATCTAGCGATTTGTCAAATTATACAAAAAAATGTTCTGCATTATCTAAAAAAAATATAACAAGAAATAGTATAAATGATGAAACCAATAAATTAATGTTATTGAATATGCCTAACGGTGGTTTACCGGTGGACGATTATATATATAATAATGGCACATATGCAAAAGTATACGCGCTGCATACCCGTTTGGTAGATTTATTTGTAAATGGTATTATTCCGATGAATTCAAAAAATATATTTCATTGCGATATTAAAGACTCAAATGTATTAGTTGACGAGACGAAGACGGGTTTAAAAACAAGGTTGATAGACTGGGGGTTATCTACATTGTATACTCCGTTTAAAGACGAAGTATTTCCAAATGCGTGGAAAAATAGACCATTTCAATTTAATGTGCCATTTTCAATTATTATTTTTACCGATTTATTCATTGAAGAATACAGTAAATATATTGCTGAAAATAAAAATTATAAAGACAAATCAACACTAACACCCTTTGTTTTAAATTATATTACTAAATGGATGCAGGAAAGGGGTGCAGGTCATTACAAATTTATAAATGAAATAATGTTTGTTTTATTCAGTAAAGATATAGCAGATGTATCGGAAAAAAGTAAACCAAAGGTTATTGAAACGCAATTTACAATGCCATACATTGTGAATTATATAACGAAGATATTAATCAAATATAGCAAATTTCGCAGTGATGGAAAAATAAATTTGAGAGAATACATCGACAATGTCTTTATTCAAAATATAGATGTGTGGGGGTTTATAAATGTGTATTTTCCTATATTAGAATTGTTACACCATAATTACAGTAAATTAAATAATGACGAAATGGAAATATTTAACATATTAAAAGGATTGTTTATGAATATATATGTAACATCTGATAAACCTATTGATAAAAATAAAGTAATTGACGACTTAAAAAAAATGGAATATATGTTTTATAGCGTTAGTAGTAATGATAAAAAACAAGCTTCTTCTTCGACAAGGACCAAATCTGTTAAGTCTTCGCAAAAGGGTTTTAAAGATAGAGCAAATGGTGTAAAAACAAGGAGAAAGAAGAATTCAGCCGTATCGTTTAAAAGGCCCTTGTTTGTTAAAAAATTCAAAAACCCGTTATACTTATCTACATAAAAATACTTTATGGATATATTTGCGTATGATAAAATTTTGAATGTCTAAATTTACAAATATCTAAAATATACAATATTATAGCAAGAACCCGCAAATAAAATATAGATAATATATATAATGAACGAAGCATTTAGAAAACTTTGTACACCTGCTAAGATTTATTTTGCTATTGCGGTTATTGCATCCATTTTTGCGTTATTTAATGGGGTTGGAATAATGGTCGTAGCATTTAAATTATTGTTTGCCTTTATTTGGACTTTTATTTTAGGATGGCTATGCAAGAAAGGGTTCAAATCATTATCGTGGTTCCTAGTATTATTACCATATATTGTTATTGCATTAGAGATGTTTAGAATTTATCGTGTGCCAAATATGCACAGACAATTTCTAAGAGATATAAAATTACAAGGAGCATACGGACAAGAGAATTTTGCAAATAAAAAAAAATAAACAACCTCATATGGTAAGCTGTATGTAGTTTTTGAATATTTACTTTGTATTTGTGTTTATTTACAAATACAAATATTAGACCTTTGAAAATATTAGACCTTTTCAAATATTAGACCTTTACAAATATTAGACCTTTGCAAATATTAAATAATAGCAAATTATATATGAGATTAGAGATTTTTGTATTAGGATTAACAGCATTTTTTGTATATAACGCTTACGCTGATGGAAAATATACAAAAATGCTTTTATCATTTAAAAAATATTATAAAATGATATTTTACGCAAGTTTAGGTATTGGAATTTATGTATTATTAAAGCGTAATCCACAGCAAGGAAAAAATATGCTTTTGTATGCAAATAATTTTGTAAAATTTATGCCTATTGACAAAACATCCATGGATATGTTAAGCCCTATTATTGATTTCACTTCAAAAAGTGATTATCAATCTAACAATGATAGCGAATCTTTTATGGAAACATTTAATGGTATTAAAATGGGACCTGGATTTTGCGGAGAACAAAGAATACATAATTTAGGAAAAAACGGAACCAAACGCTCTGTAAGTGAAACAAAAAAGAAATATGTGGCGGCAAATCAAGATTGGAAATGCGGACATTGTCAAGAACAGTTGGACCATACGTTCGAAATTGACCATAAAGTACGTTTAGAATATGGAGGAGGCAATGATGTGCAGAATTTGGTAGCCCTATGTAGAAATTGTCACGGTAAAAAGACTGCTAGTGAAAATATGTAACAAAATAAAATGAATGACTACAATATTATTCTATCATTATATTATTGTGTTATAGTAATATAATAATATGGCAAGTAAAGATTTAGATAATTTTTTAACATCAAAAGAGAAAAAAGACAGAATTACTGCCCAAAAAAAAAAAGATAAGGAAATAGAAAATATAAAGAAAAAAATGAAGGAAATAGCTGATAGAGACACCCTGTTAAAGAAAATGACTACTACTCCAGCTAGTGGTTCAAGTAGCCCCCCTGCAGGTACTGGACGAGGCAGTAGTCCCCCTCCAGGTACTGGACGAGGCAGTAGTCCCCCTCCAGGCGCGGCTTCATCTAGCAATCCATTAACCCAGCTTAAAGCTCCCCAAGTATATAAGGCAATTGGCCTGCTAATTTTTTGCTTAGTAATTATTTTATTTTTTTTGATGTTTAAAGCTGACAAACAAACTGAAC